TTACCAATTACATACGACCAATTCTCCACTGGCTTTACCAGTTTTATTTCTTCCGATTGTATAAGCCAGCTCCAGTTGGGTGATACGGAAATCTTTAAACAATTCCCTGATATCAGGGTGGTCATTAATGGATAGCATGACCTTACCCTTACTCTCTGCCATCACTTTGGCCAGTAATTCATACTGCTCCCAGCCAAATGATTGGTCATAGCCTGCGGTCTGCCAATATGGTGGGTCTGCATAGAAGAAGGTATGCTCACGGTCATATCGCTTGAAGCAACGATCCCACGATTCATTCTCTATATAAACACCTTTTAAACGGTCTTTAGCAGCCTTTAATTTAACCTCAATCTGAGATGCATCCCACGCTTTTGACGTGGTAGCTGTCCCGAAATGCTGCTGGACGGTTTTGCCGCCGAAAGCGTTGTGCTGAAGGTAGAAGAAACGAGCGGCACGTTGAATATCTGTCATGCATTCGGGCGGCGTGTTTTGCAGGCAGGAGAATGTCTCGCGGCTGGTCAGCGTCCACTCGAACTGACGGACGAACTCGTCGAAATGGTGTTGTACCACACGATAGAGATTGATGAGCTGTCCGTTGATGTCGTTGAGTACCTCTACTTTAGCAGGCGTTGGGCGCATAAAGAACAACGCTGCGCCACCGGAAAACAACTCAACATAACAAGAATGCTCGGGGAACATGGGCAAAAGATGTTTTGCCAAACGACGTTTGCCACCCATCCAGGGGATAATAGGTAATGTCTGTTGCATTTTTTGCATCATATATACTCCTAAATTATGGCATTCGCGATGCTCTAAATCAGATTTAATATGATGCTCAAAGGCATTCTTTTGATTTATTAATTAGCTGAAAGAATTGATGTTTTTACAACGAGCGCACTTTATTTGTACACAACCGCTGCCTTTTGCCAGCAATTTCCCACAAAACTTACAGCGTAATTCACGATAGATTTGCATTTGCATCCACTCCTGTATCAGATAGAATGCCTCGGTCTCTAGAGACTAAGGCGGCCTTAGAAGTCAATGCAGGCTTGCTCTGCTTGGCTGGCGTGCCGGTGCTCGCAACACAGACACGTCGCCGCTCCACTTTATTTAAAACTTTCTAAATTACTTTGTTTCCTCCATTTTCTCAGACGGTCTATCTTTAGTTGATACCGCGGCATACAGGGTTTGCGGGCTGTATCGGCACGGGTTAGTGTAGCCTATTACATATGCGCACCATTCGCTGCAAAACCAGCGGCTTTTGCTGTGTGGTGATTTGAGTACCACGCCAATCGCACCTAGCCAGTCGTAACCTGCCCCGTGTGTACGGTGGAACAAGCGGCTGGCCGATATGGCAACAGATTGCGGCAGCGGGATTAAGTCCCATTTATCAGCAGGCAGCGGCATGGTTTTAATGCGCACCCCGCCGTCTCTCGCGCTAGACGAATAACAATCAAACAGGCCGTCGCGTGGGTGCTTAACAGCGATTTCACAATGGCTGTACGGGCTGCATGTTGCCAATCGTACAACGCTGTCGGCAATGCGTTTAACCACATCGCGCGGGGTGTTGATTGCGGCTTTGCCTTTATAGAGTGCCAAATAGACTTGAACCATTCAGACGGCCTCCGGCAGTGTGAATACGACTACAATCTTATCAAGCGCGGCCTGCGTTTTCGCTGCTTCGATCTTGCTTTGCAGCGCTTGGCGCTGGCCTGCCACATGGGCGGCAAGTTGCTCATAGGCCAGCGTTTTACGTAGCGCAGCAGCCTTAAGCGTATCAGCAGGAATACCGCGGGCTGTGGCGATGCCGTCAAGCACTGGCGTTGGCGCGGCTTTATCTTCCTGCCAAGCCTTCGCTTCAGCGGCTTGAATTGCCCAGCTTGCAAACTCAAATTCAGGTACGCTGTCGATACCGGCGTGCTTGTTAATAAAAGCCTGAGCGGCAGCATTTAATGCGACAAGTTTTCCGGATTTTACGCCGTCAATATTTGCCGATTCAGGCGGGGTCAGGCTGATGCCATCGGGCAAATCACCTAACTTATCCCACACCTGCTCTTGCTCACCGACAAAAACTACGCATCCGCGATAGTCGGGAATTATCTGCCAACCTTGCCCATCCCACTGGGCAGCCTGATATTGTGCGAGATCAGGCATTTCAGCTTCGATGCTGGCGCGCCCGTCATCAAAATATTGCTCCTCTACGAACAATCCGTCTTGGTCAATCACGCATCTTGTCATTTTTTTAACTCCTCAATCTGCTTCTTAAGGTCATCAATTTGAGCAGACATTTCTTGAATCGCTTTTGTTAAAACGGGCACAAATGTCTCGTACTCAATTGTGTAAGTGTCCATCCTGCAATTCACCATCGGCAGTTTGCCGTACTCAGCTTCTAATGCAGCAACATCTTGAGCAATAAACCAATGCTGGATGCGGTCTTCTTTGTAGCGTCCGTCTTTGGTTGGGGCCCGCCACCACTCCCGCAGTTTTTCTGCGCGCTCTTCCGGCGGCAAATCGGTAAAAAGTTCGTCGGTATAGGCGTCTCGGCGGTCATATACTCCAGTTACCGGTCGCAGCTTTTTAACAAAATCCAAACCGATATCCAGTGGTGCGATATCCGTTTTGTCGCGGGCATCCGAACGAATATTTACCGCTGTCGGGGCGTACAATGTTTGTCCCGACCCGCCAAGCTGAATCTCGTTACTTCCATTGATTCGCGCACCGTAACCAATCGCAATGGCATTAGTTATTTTCCCGCTTAAAACATTTCCCTGAACATTTCGATATCCTGCTGAATCGCCAATAAAAACGCACTGCTCACTACTAATAGTAGGCGCGCACCAATATCCCACAGCGACACTTGAATAATGCGTTCCATTTCTGAATGATGATGCCCCAACCGCCACAACTTTTTGGGGGTTACTGCTTGTCAACATGGCATCTGCACCAATAACAGTAGAATATGCACCGCTGACTGCATCTTTCAGTGCATTCGTACCAATCACTGTTAACTCTTCATTCTTCGCTGCCGAAGATGATGACGAATAGACATATTTAAGCTCCGCCACTCCTGATGCGTTAAGTTCTTTAGGACTACGGACTTTAATACTACTTTCTGTTACTTCAACCACTTCAGCAGGCACTACATCACCCTGAACTGTCTTGGCTTCGCCTGAAGTGAGGCGGATTCCCACCCAATAACCGACTTTTGCGCCGCGAATATTGCCAAATGTCAAAGTAATATTACTGCCGCTTTGGGTATAATTTCCGCTCTCAGTGCCAGTCCATAGCACATCGCCTCCATTCGGAGCGCTGGTTCGTTCTAAGTTCTCTAACGCCGAAGCACCAATCGCGGTCACTTTTTCAGCTTTTTTTGTATTTCTTGCAGCACCTCCACCGATTGCGGTTTGCGCATCTCGTCCTTGGTACATCTGTAAAACAGATTCGCCGATAGCTACGGTGCGAGATGTTGGGGACGGCCAAAAAACTTCAATATCGCCAGTCAGTCCTATTGGGGCAACACCGGCCAACGCTGCCGAACCTAATACCACATTCGAATAGCCAGTTCCCAGCCCCTGACCTGAATTTCTGCCGATTGCTACATTTGAAAAGCCGCTAGTGATGCCGCGCCCAGCATTACCGCCGATACCGATGTTGCGCGTGCCGACCATCTTAGACTGGTCGTACCATTCCGTTTCGGCCTGTACATTAATAAGACTGTCTGGGCCAATAGAAATATTGTCGCGACTAATACGGGAAAAACCTTGTGAACGATCACCAATTGCGATAGCTGAAACACACTTTTCAGTTTGATTCATTGCACCTTCGCCAATCGCTACAATTCCAGCACCAGTCCACTCATTCGATTTAATGTTCGCGGCGGCCCCTGAGCCAGAAATGAATCGACCGATACCGCTTCTGATAGGCTGGTATTGAACATCGACAGTTTTGCCGTTAATCACAAACTTTCCGTTTGTGTATTTGTTTTTTTGCGGGTAGGTATTACCCGTATCAATTGACAAACCCAAGCAGTCGACAACAATGCCAAGCGCGGCGGCTTCAGCGGCATTTAAAGTTGTTAGTGCATTGTTTTTGCTGGCCACATAGCCAAAATCATGCAGGTTAAGCATCCCTGAAAACACACGCTTCCAGCGCGTGCCGTCGGTAGAAACAATAACGGTACAACCGTTATCAGCGGTAGATTTATCTGCTTTATCCGCCACGAACACGCCGCCGCCCACTGTTGTATTGGGGTGATAGGCGTTAACGTTTACATAACCATCACCGCTGTATTTACGCAAAGCCTCAATACTGGCCACTTGAGAAGCATCGGCGGCCAGCGTTTTAATAGCTGATAAGACTTGGGCATGGTCGGCTTTGTTAGGCTCAATGCCAACCGCGTTTAAAATGCTGTACAACTCGCCTTGCAATTGATTCAACCACCATGCAGGCACGGGCGTACCTGGCGTGCGGCGGTCGCCGTCAATAAATTGCTTACTCGGGGTTTGGATTAAGTCCATTTTTATACCTCTTCTTCATACTCAAAACGGCAATAAGTCCATGCCGGTTTTAATTCTTCGAACATTGTTTCGATAATCGGGTCGGTGTATACACTGATGCGGTCGCCGGCACGGCTTTGTCCGGCTCTGAAAATATAGGCGGTGGCTTTTCCGTCGGCGATGTCGACGCACCAACGCCAAATAGCATCTTCAGTATTCAAACAATCTCCCGCACAGCTTTCACCGGCACGGAATTGGTCTTCTTCATAAATGTTTACGGTGTAGCCTGCCGATTCAGCAATGGCAGTAAAGTAGGCAATGCTCAAACCGCCCAAGGCGTTGAGTTTGGCCAGCACGGCATCAGTACGTTGTTGGGTATTGGCTCCAGCAGGCGGAGTGATGGCCAGCAGCTCTTCCCAGCGGTACAGGTAATCGTTTCCCGCGTCAGGGAACGGCGCATTTCTCACTCCTTCCGCATGATCGGCCACAATATCAAACACACCCGCTTCAGCTTTGATTTCTGCCGTATCTCCTACGGTGTCGTAGCTGACAGGCGGGCGCATGGCGGCAAGTAAGGCTTGATGGCTCACGTGGTGTACTCCACGCTAATACTGCCAGCACGCAGCCAGTAAATATCTTCGGCACTTTCCTGGGGCTTGATATTGCTCACGGGTGTGGTTAAGACACGGTCACGCACGCCGTACACCTCGCTGATTAAGGTTTCCAACTGGCTTTTAATTAGGGTGTCGCCGGGTTTTAAGGCATCAAAATAGGCGTTTACAGCTGATTTGATGGCAGCGGTGGCCGTATCGGTATCCGTACCGCTGCTTAAGGTAATGGTGACGGCTACATTCACGGTCTGGATACTGGGCGCAAGGGCTAGAAAGCCGTTTTTACGGGTAACAGGTCGCACCGCATCGACATGAGCCTGTACGGCGGCCAGTGTTTCTGCGCTGGGAATACCGTTTTCACCCAAAATAACGGCATCGACAAAGCCGTTACCACGACGCAAAGGGTAGATAAAGGCATCAACCACACCCGGCACTTCCAAGCACCAATTGCGGAAGTCGTATTGGTTACCGCCCGCAGCGGGTCGGCGCAGGCGTTCTTCGTAGCGTGCCAACAGGCTCTCATCGCTTTCGGCATCTGTACCGCCAACCATCGTTAGCAAGACGGCGGAACTGTCAATCCCTGCAGGTACGCTTTGCAGCGTAGCCGCGGTTTCGGCGGTTTGATTTTGAGCACTACCCGCAACAGTGGCGATAACGGCTATCTCGGTGCTTCCAAGCGTACCGATAACGGCAGATTCGGCGGCTAAATACACCTTATCGCCCACATTGATTTGTTGGCCAACAGGCACCGTTGCACCGACCGCGCCGCGAACACGCACCTTACCGCCCGCAAAGGTGGCAGTTTTTCGGTAAATCCCATATTTGGCAGCGTGTTTTTCGAGGTAGGCACTGTCGGCGGTATCGGCAAACGCTTGACGCAAAATCCACTCTTGATGCTGGTATTGGCCTTCACCCACAGCAGCAATAGCGGTAGCACGTACATGGTTGTCGCTGCCTGCGTGCACATGGGCGGTAGGGTTTTGGTTTTGTAGGTCGCGCAGATAATTGGCGCGGATTTGCTCGAAATTAAGTGCTTGCGTCATATCACGGCCACTTTGTGACTAAGAGTTACGGTATCGCCTGCGGCATCGACAGCTTCAATATGCAATTTCAGCCAGCCGCGCTGCGGTGTGGATGTGGTTACTTGGATGGATTGGGCGCGTTTAGACTGAAGCACGGGCTGTAATGCTTGCTCGGCGTATTGCTTGGCCAGAACTTCAATGCGCTTTAAATGCTTTTGGCGGCGTAATTCGTGCAGGCGGCTGCCGAGCGTGCGGTCTGCCCAGTAACTGCCCAAGGGTGTTACCAAGCGGATATACAGCTCGTTTTCGATGGATTGGGCGGATTGGTTGACCACATAGCCGCCTGTTTGTGGGTTGAGTAAAGCGTCCATACCTGAATTTTCGGATATGGACGCTCTTTCTTTGAGTGGATTGATGTCAGACAAATAGAAAAAGCCGCCTAAAAAACCAATAAGGATTCTTAGGCGGCCTTTAAAACCAGTTTAAATGACTTCACCGGTTTCCGAACCGTTGGTCTCAGTGTGTTTGTGGGTGCTGCCGACATCTTTACCGTTGTTGGTTAATGCGCCGGTAGTATTCAAATCGCCGACCATGTCCACGTTGCCGGTAAATGTCGTACCGCTACCGCCTTGCACGGCCATCCCTCCATTGCCGTTGATTTGGCCTTGTGCAGTCAACACCGCAGAACATTCGACCTTTTCTGAAGTGATATTTACGCCGCTAGGTGCTTTAATATTTAATTTATCGCAGTCAATCTCAATGACGCGCCCCTTTTTTAACACTATCTTGGCACCGTCGGCGTTATAAACAGCCGTTTCGCCATCAGACAAACCGGTAATGCGGTACGCGCCGTTTGTCGTGGTAACGATAATACCGTGGCTGGTTTTACCGCCCAAGGGCACAACAACGCAATCACTGCCGGCAGGCGGATTGCTGGTAAAGCCGAAGTTTTCGGCATGCTCCAAGTCTTGCACGGTTTCGCCGTCCAAGCCTTCGACTTGAATTTTTTGCACACCGCCACCTGCCTGGACTCTGGCAACCTTTCCGCGAAAGGCTTGCCGGACTGTGTTAAACGCCTGTTTGATACGCTTATCTATGGTTTTAATATCCATTTAAATAACCTGCAATTCCTGTTTTGGCTTTTTAGCCTGACGGCGTTTCTTCGGCTTGACTGGCGTTTGGCCGTTGGCTTTTCTATTTTCTGACGGCTTGTGTGCAGTTTTCTTGCCATCTTTTTTGCCTGCGCCTTGTTTTTCTTAGGCGGATCGGCATCCAACACCCATGCACCGTCTTCTTTAAGCGTTAATACGGTTTCCGTGCCTTGGCCTCTGCCTCCGACAAAGGTACGCGCCATCAGGAAATACACCGCGTCGATGCCGTCCGGTTCGCTCAATACGTTGATTCGCTGACCCGGTTGCCATAAAGTACCGTCATCGGTTCGGTGTCCCTGTACCACCGCCGTGATGGTCAAGCCTTCCAAGCGGCTGTCCGCCAGGCGTTTCTTTGCTTTACGTTCCGCTTCCGCCTGACTGTCAACATCAGGCTCTGTCACAATTAAAGGCCGGCTCAGCTTAAGGGATTCATCTTTCACCGTCGCTTTGATATTGTGCTTGCCGGTATGACTTTGCCCCAATACCGTGACCTCACTGTACCGAGCGGCCATATTGCGCTCGACTTCCAAGCTCTTGATATTGTTATTGTCGCCACTGACCCGTAAGACCAACTCGGCAACAGGTGCCGTGGTGTAGTCAGGACCACCAACAACTAACGTGCCGTCAGGCTCCATCCAAGGCCATACCCCGTTGGCTTCGGCATATTGTGTCAAGGCATCCCATGCACGGCTTCCGGGCTCGATTTGAACTTTATGGGTTTTATTGGTTTTGGCTGCATCGATACGGATTTTTGACAGACCCAAAGGCTTGACGATTTTTTCAATAATTTGGTTTAAATCCATATCCTGCGCATTAAACAACGGCGCAGAACAGTCCAACAGGATACCGGCATCATCTCGACCTTGGATGGTCAGCGTTTTATTGCCTTTCTCCGTCGTAGTGTGCACACGGTCGATACGGCCGCTTAATACCGTATCCCCACCGACACGGACTTCTACTTTATCGCCTTCTTTCACAGCAGTTGGAACAGCATCCACAGGACGGCCTAGAGTGACTGAAAAGTCATCGGCGGGGGTGAGCAGGTCAGAAACGATGTCGTAATTCGTCCACTGCCCATGAGTTTTGCCGTTAATCATCAGAGTGACAGTATTATTTGGCGTAGGCATTTAACACCTCTCCTTTACTGAGAAAGTTCGGATGACGGATTTGTGGATTCAGACGCAACAACTCGCCAAAACGGCTGTAATCGCCATACCATTCAAACGCCAACAGATGCAGGCTGGTATCACGTCCTACAATTTTCTGCACTAACGGAGGACGCATATTCAAAACGGCAAAAGCCTGTTTTTGCAGCTTGTGCGCCGTATCACGCAAACTTTCAGTCAGTTCGGCGGCAGTTTCAAGATATGGTGTTTGTGGCAACAGGCCGGCAGCCTCAATGCGGCGATACACATCATCAGCACTGTCTGCCGGTGTTTGGTATAACCTCAACAGGGAATAAGCCATCTTCTCGGCCTTTGCCTCATCTGCCAACATCATCGCCAAAATACGGTTTGCGGCCAGCGTGCGTTGCAAAGCAGCATGGGTATCGGATAATAGGCGTGAGATTTCCACCGGCGTTAAAGTTGGCGCATCAATTTGTGTTGCCAGAATATCTGCGGCCTGTTCTGCCAAAGCACACGCTCCAACAGTTGCGGTGAACGCTGTGAAAGCAGCGACATCTTCAACCTTTGCACGCTGAATCAAATCGATTGCCGAAACACTGCCTTCTGTCCCGCGACTTACCTGCCACGGCGTAGCGGCGGCTTTTGACACCCCGCCAACCATATCGCGCCATCCATCCAGCCCACTTTTGCCGACGACGTGCATATTTGCCAACACACCGAATACTGATTTCAACTCGGCCACCAATACGCGCGGGCTGTTAAGGAGATTCATGGAGCCGGTAAATACCCCGTTTACCTGACCATACATAACGCCGACTGCCGTCAATACTGTGGCATGAAATGCGTTCCAACGGCTTTGCGCCTTCTGAATCTTGCCCAAGGCCGTCTGAAACACTTCAAAACCCTGCCATGAGGCCAAATCTGCCAGCCAGTCGATTTCATCGGCCAGTGCAGACGGCAATTCACGGTCAAAGAACGGGGCGGCTTTGACACTTTGCTTAAAGGTCATCCGCACCGTACAGTAATCGGGGTTTTCTTCATTATGTGCGGCTTCAAAATCAGCCACCACGCAATCGGGCACGCTGCCGTAAATCGGGTGGATAAGCTCACCCGCACCAGTCTCCCGCAAAACACCTAACAGGCTTTGCAGCCTGCTTTCATAATCATCCCCCCACAATACCGCCGTCAGGCTCATATCCATTGCCGATACGCCCGTATCCTCAATGTCCGAACCCTGAACAAACGGGTATTCGTGTTCGGCCAAGGCGTGCGTGCCACGCAACGTATCATCGATTACATCAAAGCCGACACCCTTGAAACTGGCATCAAGCAAAGTATCTTTCCAACTCATACGGATCCTTAATTTTTAGCTGCCGCACGCGCCGCCGCTTGATTGATATAGGCCATAATATTGCCGTTTTGAACGGTGACTGTAACGGGTATCGGCTTACCTGCCGCCGCCTGCATTTGCGCCGCCGCCGCAGTCATCTGGGAGGCCGCATTGGTAAGCTGGGCGGTTGCAGCCTGATTTTCAGTTGCCGCTGTGACATACTGTTGGCTGGCTTGCTGATTGGTTTGTGCGGATTGACTGAGTTGCGCCATACTCTCTTTGAGAACAGGGCTGTCGAGCGGAGAGTTATTCCCACCCAATTCCTCCCGTTTTCTCATGTATTCGTTTTTGGCAGACGACATAAAATCAGGCAAAAACGACTGCAAGCGGTCGGCAAAGGCCACCAACGGTTTACTCCAGTCGTCATATTTATCCCGTTGCGCTGCCAAATGTGTTACGCCGCCCATAGCGGCCAACGGAGCAGCACCTAAAGCAAAGGCCCCCATTGAGCCTGCAGAAGGCAGAAAACGGCCGGCACCGGCAACACCTTGACCGCCTTGGAAGAACCGCCATCCGCCGCTTACCATTGAGCTTGTTCCCACAGTTGCGGATACTGCCGCAGCTCCTTGACCCGCCGCCACCGCTGTCTGCGCGGCTTCCTGATTACCTCTGGCCCAGTCGGCAATACCTTTAAGCTTATTGGCCACCATGTCGGTAAAGCTTGAGAATGCGCCATATTCAGCTTCGCTGTATGCCGTTTTGAGCTGTTCTTTTTTGAATCCGGAGCCTTCGGCCACAAATTGATAAGCCCCATCTACTGCACCGGCGGCGTTGGCTTGTCCTTGCTGCAGTCGTGCGGCTTCTTGCTTGTTGTTGATGAGCGAGAGCAACGCCATTAAGGCTTGGCGGTCTGAAACCAACTGGCCGACAGCCGTACCGTCAACCAAAGCTTTCTGGTTTTCCAGTAAAGCCAATTTAGCCACATCGCCTTGAGCAGCGGCCATTTGTTTCATTAATGCCGCACTCTTTTCATCCTTGCTCACGATTTCACTGACAATATCGACCAATGCGTCCAGCGAGTTCATGCCTGCAGCCTGACGCTTATTCATACTGGCCGTGAAGTCAAAACCCTCTTGGCCGTTAATGTCGATTTTCTTTGCCTTAGTAACGATGTCCTGACTGCTGATTTTCGCCAGCAGATTGACCAGGTTGTTACCGGCTTCGTCTGTACTGCCTGCAGTCATAAACGCCAGTTGGTTTGCATTTAACAAACTGCTGAAATTATCCAGTGTCGCGCCCATACCTGCGGACTTCATTGCTGCCAACTGTTGCGGCAACCATCGCGCCATGTCTTTCAGCTCAAAACCGCCATCCGCGCCCGATTGCATGGCTCGGTCAAGCAAAGCAGGAATATCGGCTTCTTTAAACCCTGCCTGCTTCGCTTTAGTCACAATATTGGCAATATCATCGGCATCCGCATTGGCGGCCAGTGCTGTCTTCATTACGGTTGGCAACATCTGCTTCACGGCAGCATCACTCAATGACCCGCTGGCCACCATGGTATTCATCGCCTGCAAGGCTGCTTCCTTAGATGTTCCGCCAAGATAAGCGGCATCGTTTACCGTTTTATTGATTTCCTCCATGCCTGCGCGCTTTTCCGCCAAAGTCTTGCCCGCATACATGGTATTGGTCGCGTGACGCAGCTCCGTGTCATAGTCCATTGTCCGGTTGACCGGCTGGGCCAATACATAACCGCCAGCCATCACCCCGGCGGCAACCGAAGTCGCGCCGCGTGCCAAACTTTTACCGCCTTGAATCATGCGGTTGAAACGGCTACCGCTGTTCATTTCAGCATTTAATTCCCGAATACGGCTGCGCGTCTGTTGAGCGGCTCGCGCCAGCTCATTGTGCGAAGCACGGCCGCTTTTGGCCATTGCGTTGTAGGCTGCTTGAGTACGTTGGATTTCACGGCGGATTTCACGCTCTGTGCGGATGCCCAAACGAGCGGCAGCTGCATGCATCAGCTGTTGTTGCCTGCCGGAAGATGATGCCGCACGGCTTTGAATCTGCATCGTACGGTTGGCCTCGGTTGCCAAGCGGCGCAGGCCGACACTGGCCTCATCTCGGAACTTGGCAACTAATTCGACTGTATTACGGCTCATTTTTTCTTCCGTTTACTGATAAAAGTTTGAGTATGTCCGCCAGATGCAGATGGAACTGAGGTTTTGGCCGATGGGGCAAACCATGGCAGCACCACGGGAGCAGCACGGCCACGGTCAATCAAATCAGCCTGCTTCAGCCAGCCATCAAGCTCCGGCTGAGTCATCTTGCCGATATCGTCGGCAGAGATACCGTAGCTCCCCAGCTTTAAGACTGCGTATCGGTAGCGGTCGGCACGGGCTGAACGGACAGACGCTTTTTTGCCAGCAGCTCTTGGGCGAAATAAAGCGCGTCAAAATCGGTTGCGACCAATTCATCGGCCAAAAAGTCGGGCGTTAAAGCATCAGGTTGGATCGTACCGATATGGTCGAGAGAGGCTGAATAGGCTGCCAACATACGTGCCTGACCCTCCAGCGTTGGGTCAATAGCCATATCTTCGCGCACGGTCAGCAGATGCATGGAAAAATCACGATGGACAGCGCCGTCAACAGAGATACCGTACTTCAGACGGCCTGAAACGGTTTTCAGGTCGGGAGAAACAACCAGCTCATACTCTTTTGTGGCATGTTCGAGTTCTTTGGAAATTGAAGACATAATAAAAGCCTCTAAACGGTTAATCGGATAAAAATCCAATTATCGTTTAAAGGCTATTTAAACCGTCTTTAACAGGTGTCAGTTTCGGATGGCTTACTCAATCACTTTACGGGTTGCAAAGCCGGTCACATCAATGACCAATTCGTTGTCCACCGTATAGCTTTCACCAGCTTCCTTCGCGCAAAAACCAAGATAGGAGGTTGGGCGCGCACCATTGATATCAGGGACCAGCGAGATTTTTGCGTCTTCGATTTTATCCCAATCGATAACCGTACCGTCTGTCGGCACCACGGCGGTAAAAGAAATATCATACTGGCCGACACCGCGCGTAAAGCCTTTGACGCGGCGTGTGCGGTTCATGGTTTTCACTTCTTTTTTGCCTGTGATGTTTTTCACATCAATCTTGGTGACCTCCACCTCGGTCGCACCGACATACAGCGTTACGCTGCCTACATATTCTGTACTCATGTTCTTTCCTTTTTACAGATACAGGTCGATAACCATGCCTACTTGGTGCAGGCCGTTAACCACATCGGACGGCACGCGGCAGTTGAGCATGCCGGTGTTTTGTGCATCGCGTTCCACAATCAGGTTGGCCAAATTGTTTTCAACGTCTTCGACGATTTCCAATTCTTCGCATTTCATCAACACGTCGATCAATTCGGAGCGGACACGGGCAATGGTGCGCTCGGTCATTTTGTCACGCGGGAAACGCAATGCGATACGGTCGGCACACGCACCTGATACATAAATCAATGTGCGTACGGTAGTCATATCGAGCAGGCTTTCGTCTGCCGTGCCGTTGGCAGTTTTGGTATAAGTCGAAATAGCGCGGACGATTTGGGCGGATGTGCTGTCTGGGCTGGTTTCAATAGGAGTAACGCCGTTGTAGAGCGCGTTTTCCTGTTCGGTACGCATAGTCTTGTCTGCACTGTCGCACACACCGATGCCGTTGAGCTTCAGGGTATTGAGCGGACGAGCCGGGTCTTCCTCACTGGCCACTACGGCAGCAAACGCGGCTGCCAGCTCACATGGCAGGCTAGGTGTTTTACGATACCAGGCCGAATACAGATAACCGCTGTTCAGACGGCCTGCTTGTGTCGTTGTTTGCGCCAATGCACCGGTTTGGCCATAAATACCCAATGCCCAGCGTTTTTCTTCGGGTGCGCCGACAGTTTCCAAATGTGTGCGCAACTTCAAGAGGTTCGCCTCATCGGTACAGCCTACCGCAATCAAATTATGGCCTTCGGCAATCACTGCATTCAATGCAGGGCCGATATCGGCATCGGCATCGCCGCCGCTCATCGCTTTGACTGCAACGGTAATCCCTTCGGCGGTATTACCTGTGCGAATACGGATATGGTTGCCGTGCGTGCCTTTATTTTTAGCTGTCAGCGTTACCAAGCCTTCAGAGGCTGTCGCCGTTACCGGCAATGATGTTTCGGCATCAATGGCGGCTTTGACGGCAGAGGCTACGGTTGCGGCGGTTGCATTGGCGGCGACACCGACGGTCAGCGTATCGGCATTGCCGATGTTGACGCGTAAAACGCCTTGCGTATCGGCAGTGCCCGTAATCGTGATATTGCCGGTCGCCGCAACGCCTGCTTCATTGTCGGCAACGGTAATCAGGCTCAAATCTGCATATGCGTAAGCCTTGATAGCGGCCAATGCCATCAAATGCGCCTGAGAGCCGGCACCATACGCAGCTGCGACATCGGCCGCAGAATAGATATTTGCCAGCGCAGTCAGCTTGCCCGCCTTGGGATTGCTGTGTTGCGCAATCAGCAGTACACGTTGCTTGTTGGTTGGCAGGTTGCGTACAGCAAGCTTGGTGTTCCATTCGACGTAAACGCCCGGCTTACGCGTACTGGTCTGAATTTTGTCGAAACTGACGTTTGCGGAAGTCATGATTTGTTGCCTTTCGGGTTGTCCTCAACAATAACCAAGTCGCCGTAGTGAATACAGCGCAGGTAATACGCGGCATTCGGCACTTCGACCGCTTCTTGGTCGGTAATATATTCATGTGGCTTTCCTGCCATAGGTACTTGCAGACCTGTGGCGGCACGAACTTTAATGGTTTCAGTCATGTTTTACCTCGGTTTTAACGGTGGCCGCCATATCGGCGGGTTGGTTTGGTTTTTTGGGCGGGATACGCAGCTCAAGGTTTGCGCCTTTCAAGTCAGGATGTTCTGGATAGGTACAGCCATGGTATTCGGATACGTCGGCATATATTTGCGCCTGTTGAGCATCTGAAACCGTAGGCCGTGGCCAATCGCCGTCTCGCAGTGCGTCTTCGAACCAATGCGTTTCAAAATCCAGCGCAAATACGCTGATTGCGTCCAACTCCATTTGTTTAGAAAACAGGCTTTTTGCTTTGCCCGGCTTTAGACGGCCTATACACAAACCCATAGTCTGATTGATCAGCAACAGGCGCACGGCCTGCATCAGCCGGTAAGTGCCGACATCGTTTCGGTGTAAACCGCCGAAGCGGCTGTCCGCCTCGCTGCCGCTGGCACGGTCGCCGACCAAGACAGTAAAGTGACCAGTGACTTGGTAGCGTGTTCGGCGCGTATCATGGGGCTCGCTGTCGGTAATGCCGGCAAACATGACCCAAACGGCGGGGAACTGGTTGACCACTTGAGCCAAGCCTTCGCCGTCAAATTCGCCACCGTATGTATGCACACCGCTGACCATTTGGCCAAGGCCGTCTGAAAGACGCTGTTTGATGGCTTGTTCAATAGACGCTATCACGGCCGAACACCTTTTCCTTGGCGGCAAACATTACCGCATCACCTTGCACGGTCGGCTTGGGGTCGGCATTTTCAGCCACACCCAAACCAGCCTTGCCTGATGCCACCAATTTGAGATACGCAATCGCCGCCTCATATCGGTGCACCATATCTTCCGTCAGTTGGCGCTTGCCCGTTGCCAAACGGTAAACGGCAATGTCGCAGCAATAAAGGCTCAACAGGCGCACAGGGGCAGGCAACGGCAATTCATAGCGCGATGCCAGATAGCCGTCGATTTCGGCGGAGGCATCATCCAAACCTTGTTGCGCAATTTCGGCATTCACGCTTCCCAAGCGCGTCAGGTCGGTCAGACCTGCAATCGTCGGCTCGGTATAACGCGCCACCAAATCGGCAACCGTTGCGTAAGCCATTAATCCTGCTCCACAGGCAAGGCTTCACAAACAACAGCCATCGGTTCGGCCAGCAGGCGCTCCCACGCTTCGGGCTCGAAATCGGCACGTTTCACAAAGGTAAAATGCGGTTGAACGTGATACCCGCTGCGCCAAAACGCATGGCCATGTTTGGATTTGATGGCAACCACTTCGGCATCTGCCGCCGCTTCACCGCCTGCCTGATAGCGTTCTTGTGCTGCTACTGCTTCAACGGCAGGGCTTGCGGCCTGTTCCAATTGAGCTTCCAATTCGGCGATACGCACACGCGCCGCTTCAAGCTCGGCGTTCAATTTTTCGACTTCAGCCTCAAGAAACGCCTGCAACTTAACGTCTTCGGGGTTTACATCCACAGTTGCGCCAACCGTTTGCTCGGTTTTTTCATCTTCGTTTTTTACTTTTGCCATTTCTTATCCTTTCGGCGGGCAGAGCCCGCCTATCTAAAGGGTTACAGCAACCAAGGAGATACGATTACCTTGCATTTGCCTTTGTTCGGGTTGTACGCACCACTATCCAGGCGGTCGCCTTCCACTAATTTTTTGGCGGCGTTTTCCAAAGAAGGAGGAACCAGCAGCACATTCGGGCGGATACCCAGCGGTCGGCCGCCGTCGCCTTTCAGGCTGACCATTGCGTTGTAAGCCTTTTCAAAACCTTCGGCATCCAGGGTTTCTTGCGACTTAGCCGCCATTTGCCAGAAGCCCAAACCAACATTACAACGGCCGTCCACGCCGTAGCGGTATTCGTTGCGCATAAATACGCCTTCGTCGGTAGCGGCGGTCATGGCAGTGAACTGCTTAGGCTTGCGTTCCTGATAAATCAGAGGTTTCAGGGCGCGTGATGTATCCAGCAAATACCAAGCGGCTTCGGTACCGGTGAAAATATTGGATACAGTGGTGGATTGGCCGGTGCCATCGACTTTTTCATATACCGGGTGGTCGTTGTCGAAGAAGTTCTGACCGTCATAACACAACGTAGCATGCGCGTTTTTCAGCAGAGCAAATACCAATTCGTCAGGATGAACGGCGGAAGCACGGCCCATTTCGGTCATCATCGGCGCGTAAATGCCGACGTTGTCGTCTTCGATGTCGTTGCGGTTGACCTTGACCGAACTTTCAAAATGCTTGTTGGTGATGGCATAGCCGTGTGCCTTCATATCTTGGAATACGCGGTCGCCCACCCATTCGCGGAAGGCAGGCCATTGACCGAGCCAGCCGTAAGTATTGGAAGCAGTAGAGGACGGAATAACAGTGGCGATTTCCTTGTATTGGCTGTCCGCCATTTTCAGGCCGTCTTGGAAGTTTTTCTTAAAGCCGGTAAACAGCGCTTTCAGTGTATCTGGAGTGATAATCATGCTTTAATCCTTGTTTAAAGCCTTATTTGGCTTTTTGATAATCTTCGGCTGAAATGCCCAATTGCTTGGCCACTTCGATTTCTTCCGGAGTCAACGCAGGCTCACCGCCTTCAGCGCCTTTGCCACCGGTTTGCGTTTTACTCAACGCGGCCAATTTCAAACTGCCTTCCATCAGATTCTTAAATGCCTCTGGGTCTTTGGCAGCCAGTTGTCGTGCCGATGCTTCTTGATGCGGCAGCAGGCGGCCATCTGAAAGAGCGGCACGGATCAGGCCGTCTGAAGTACCGCCCACTTCCATTGCAATCACTTTCTTGCTCAACGCAGCCACTTGGGCTTTCAGTTCGGCAACTTCGCCGTCGTCGGCATTACCGCCTTGAGGATTGTCTTCGGGCTTGCCGGCATCGCCTTTACCGCCTTCGCCGCCTTGCGGTTCGTCTTTGTGTTCAGCCAGTGCTTCGGTCAGCGTTTTACCGCCCAGCTTTTCTTGTGCTTCGGCCAAAGCCGCTTCAATGGCTTTATCGTCGGCATCTGCCGCCAAGCCCAAGAGCTTGATTAAAGCTTCCTTGTTCATACTTGTTTCCTGTTTGGGGTTAATAGAGTTTTGGCGGCTCAATGCAGCCAGAGCCATGCCGTCCAGCGCAGGCGAATTGGTCAACGCCACACTGTGCAGCCCGCGCACATTGCCCAATGTGTCGTATTCGAGTACCGGCGACAGATAGCGGTATTCGCCGCTGTCTATCATGTCTTTTGCGCGTTGTGTCCATTTCACTTCGCCCATCAGACCTCGATCGTCATCCCACACATATTTGCTGATCCAACCGGCAGCAGGATTTTGCTGTCCGGTTTCCGCAGCTTTCAGTGTGGCGTGTTCGTAGTCCACAACAAGGTCTGTTTGTCCGGCATCAAAGGCGGCAATGATTTGCTGCGCCAAAGAGGCAGTCATCGTCCAGTGCGCCACGCCTGTATCGGTGCGCCCGTCGACTGGTGCAAATTGACCTTTGGGTACGATTTTGATAAGGCCGTCCGTATTTCCGACTTTGGCGGCAGATAAGGCGGCAAGAAAGGTTTTTGTATCCATTGCCGAATCATGAGCCATCAAGCCGGCACAAGAGGCTGAATCACTGTCAGTAAGGAACGAAAATGAGAAATATCGGAGAATGAAAAAGAGAGTATGTTTAAAACCGTTTCAGAAGCCTTTTAAGCCCCTCACAGATTGATTTAAACGTTTCGGGAAAGGGTAGATAAGGGGAAGATATATAAAAGCCGTCTGTGTGCAATTTCAGACGGCTTTTGTTTTAATTGCCGAGAGCGGCATCCAAGTAATCATTTACCGCATCGACTAAAGCCTGTTCGTCGTCAGGTTGAAGAACCATAAACGGACGTGCAGGAATCTTACTGCCGGGGTGATTGACGCGTTTGGCAAACCGTCCGCCGAATTTTAAGGCTTTGCCGTTTTTCGGCAATATCGTATGCGGTGCAGTTTGTCCGCCGAAGTTATGAATGGCCGCATATTCCACATTGGTACCGACCACGGCTTCCGTGGCCGTACTGTCCTGCGTAATCGAATTGCGCAAACGCCCACTGGCCTGCAATAGCCCCGATCCCTCACGCACGGACGGATACTTGCGCGGAGCCCACGCGGGGCGGCCGCCTGCCTCGAAGTTGTCCAGCACAGCGTTGCGCATGATGCGGGCAAGCTGTGTCATCAATGGCTGGGTATTGCTTGTACGTTGCGCAATGGTATTTAAGCTGTTTTGCAGTGCGTCTGTGTTGATTTTTATCTCAATCATCAGTATATTATCCTTAATGCCAAGTTGTCGGCGGGTCGCCAACTGGAATGGCCTCGGTGGTTTATCCGCTGTTTTATCCTGTTCGAATCAGGCAAAGCCGCCAACTTGGTTATTTCTTCCAGATTAATTCATATCTGTCATTTTTATAAATATCCCCATCTTCAGCATAATTTCCTGTATTAACCATATTGACGGCAACCGCTTCTTTTTTGCCGGTATAGGGGTTTCTTGCCTTAGCCTGATAATCCACAGTCACAACCAATTTCCCTTTGTTATTCACTCCCGGATACACAAACAACAGAAACTGCTGGCCATCGGCATTGCGGCCTGCCGTGCCAATGAGTATTGCCTCCGGATCTTGCAGCTGTTCTGGCAGGTCTTTCCAAAATGCCAAAGGCAACGGTTTATTTTTACTGTTCCGCAGCGCGTGTAATATTCGCTCATCACTCATCGCGATCACAGCTGATTGCGGATAGACATTCTTTGCGGCCAGAGCTTCCAATACCGACGGAGTCAACGCTCCGATATACAGCATTTCGCCCCTGGCAAATTTCTCCATATTTACCCGATCAACCATTTCCGATGCTTGTTTAGATATGGCGGCCCTCCATTTCGGCTCTTTTAAAGCTTCCTGAATCGCCACGCTCGCCAGCTTCGGCGGCAGTTCCACTGCACGCTGCATCTGCAACTGCCCCAAGTTGGCCAAATGGCTTTTACCCACATTGTTCTGAAAACCTGCATCAGTATAAAAGCGGCTGCCGTCGGCCAGCTTCACCGCCTTGGCCGGGCGGGTATCGCCCTTGCGGTTGACCACCACTTCCTTATCTTCCAGTTGTGCCTTTTGCGGCAAAAGATTTCGACGCTTCAAGTCACGGTCTGAAAACGCCCGCACGGTACAGCGGCAGTTGAAGCCGTTGGGAGGGTAGAAGTAATTCCAAAACGGGTCGTCGATGTGATACACCGCGCCATGCGCCGCAGCGTGGCTTTGTCGGGTACGGCTGTCAAGAATGGCCGAATACTGCAACCAGGGCGCAGAGTCTCGACCATCTTCAAGAGCCTGCCAATGCCCGGCCATATAGGCTGACTGCATTTGCGTACGGAAAATAGTTTCCAGGCGGTGTACAGTAATGCCTTTACCGTCCACTTCGCCGGTGTTTATATGCACGATGTCGCCATCTTTCAGCAGTTGCCAATCATGCTGTTTAAGTCGGCCTACCACATCATCACGGAATTTCTCAAATGACGTACCGTTTTTCAGGCTCTCGTACAAAGCACCGTGGATTTGCGCGGCAATATCCTGCTTGTGAATGCCCGCAATCGCCCGTGCCTTAGCCTGCGCTTCGTTCCACGTTACTTTCCAATCGGACGGCACATTAAAGCCCAGTCCCTCAAAATACTTGACGGCCTGTTCAGGTTCAAGGCCGAATGCGTAGCTCAAATCAGCCATTCATCCGTCCCCATAAGTCCGACACAAAAACCACACGCGCCAAGGCCGTCTGAAATTGCTCGGCAGTCAGGTCGGGATAAACGCGCAGCAGGCGCTCCTGCACATCCTCATAACTGTCGCCCTCGGCCAAAGCCTGGCCCAAGCCGCGCAAAAACGGCTCAATCATTTCAGGCAAGGCCACCTTGCTCAAGTCCGCATTATCCAAATCTGCCTGCGCCGTGCCGACAATCTCGCCAGTTTTACTCAAAGCCACACGGCGGTAGCTTAGAGAAGCGTTTTTTAAATCCGTTTTAACGTCGGTTTGAAAAGCCAATACCGGCTCGTCTTCGGAAGCCAAAGGAATGGCCAATTTTTCCTGCGCCCACGACAACGGAATCTTCATGCCGATTCCCACCAATTTAGGCAAAGAGTCGGAGTACACCGTCAAATCTTCAGGCAATTGCGTATCGAACACAAAACGCGGCAGACGTGAAACATCGACGTTGCCTTTATTGAGCTGCAACAACGGCAGAATCAATTGGCGCGTCAATGTGCCGGCCAGTTGTTTGGCATCGGACACCAGCAAATCATGGCGCACCTCGTTATGGATTTGCCCCAGCGCATTGGTAGCAGTCTTACCTTCTGCCTGGCTAGTCAGCGTGCCGCCTAAAATCGCTTTTGAAGACGTTTTATCCGCCCAATCAATCATTGCCTGAAACGGATCCGCGCTGCCATTGGCTGCGTTGAGCAGCTCAATCTGCATGGTTTCAGGGATAATGCCCGCCGCGTTATGGCCGATTTCGCGCACCGCATTCAAAAGGGTGAGCTTATCTTTGTCATCTGCACCGGAGGCATATTTGCCGATTCGTGTAGGCAGGCCGTAAATCTCCAAAAACTCGGCCAAATCACGCACCGAGTAATTCTTGAACAAATAAGGCCACACCAGCGTGCGCATCAAACCGCTTCTTGCCAAAATGCCCGATCGGCTTCGGTGTTTATGGACAATCCAGCCCAAATCCCACAACTTTTCTCCGTCAGGGTTGCCGTCTTTGCGCAGCAACACCTCATCCATCGCATTGACTTTAAACCAAGCCTGCGGACGATGATGGAATGCCTTGGGCAACCATAACGAACCAAGGTTTTCCCATTCGATTTCCACGCAGGAGAAGCCGTGTCCGACCGCGTCCAAAAGGTCAAACATCATATCCTCTAAATCGGTCATCTGATTGAGCCAGCCATCAACCTCTTCGGCCAACTTTCGTTCCGATTCGCTGCTGTTCGGAGGCGGAACAATATTCCAATCCAAGCCGATCACCGCGCGTTTGCGCTTGCTCATCTCCGAAAAGATATGGCCGTCCTTCTCCTCAATATCGACAAAGAGTTCTGACTGCGCCTGAATATCACCGTTTTCCGCATCCTCCAAAATCCGATGGAGCGACTGCGGAGTCAGACCTTTGCTCGGATGCTCGTGGGTAGTGCGGTTTTTAACGATATCCGCCGTTTGGGATTGTTTATCGGGCGTTTTAGGTGCGGCTTTACTAAACAACGCACGGAGTAGGTTTTTCATGACGTAAAAAAGGGCAAGTTAAACTTGCCCCATTTTCAGCCGTACCGCTCCTTAGCAGGCTGTATCCCGTGTCAGTTTTACCATGCGCCGCTCCCCATCCGTCCGGACAAGCCGTGCTCTCTAGGCACAGCAATATAACCGCCGACAGTCGCGCTGCTTTGAACCAAACCCCACAGCATATGTACGGCATCAGGGCCGTCGTCATGGTCTGCCATCGGGAAATGGCGGAATTGGTCAATCAGCGTGCTTTGACTGGCGTGCAAACGGATTTGACCGTTTTGCATATACGGTTGCAGGCTCTCGATACGGAGCAGTTTGTCTGCACTAGGCTTAATGCCGCGTGCCGGAATCGGGATACCGGCAGCCGCGCCGCGTTTGACCAGCTCAGTCTTTAAAAACTCCTGAAACTGCACCGTCTCAATGCCCCACAACACACAGCGGTACCGCCGTTGCAGTTCGATAATGTCGGAAATAATCTTGTCCGGCAGGCGTTTCTTAATCAGAGCCTCCACCACATCCAACACACCCGTGCGACGGTTGTACCCGCCGATACACAACGCAGACGGGTCACGGCTGTTGCCGGCTTTACCCAAACTCGGGTCGCACGCGCCATAGAAAATCCAATCCGAATCACGGTTGACCCAAAAATTCAGGCTGTTCGCAAACGGCGCGGCCTCACCGGCAACAGGGTCGTTTTGATATTCCGAATCAAACGTCGCATGACCGTCACGGGCGCGGATTTTCATCAGTGCCAACACACCACGCGCCGCCCAAGAAGTGACCGCGCCGCGTTCCATTTCGTCCTTGTTAGCCTGATAAAACGCCTCGGCCACCGTCTCGCCGTCGTTTCGGAAAAGTTCCTCCCAGCGGTCCCACAAGTCCATGCGGTCGGGCCAGCGTTTCATCGCCTTAAACTTAATACCGTGCCAAAACGGGTTATTCAAAGTGCGGTTAAGTACGCTGTCGTAATGCAAAATCGTGCCGATATAGATCACATCGTATTTCTGGCCGACCCCGCCCAGAGGCAATACCGTTTTAGTCAGCCACGCATTGAGCTTGTCGCGCTGTTCGGGATTGCGGACTTGCTCGTCATTCTCAATATCGTCCAAAACAGTTAAGTCAGGACGGTAAGGGCCGTGACGCAAACCGCGCAGCTTTTTACCGCTACCGGCCACTTGCACCTTAACGTCATTGGCCGTAACAATCGTACCGGCCTGCCATACACGGCCTTGTCCGCATACTTCTGGGAAGTCGGTTTTCAGGCGCGGATTAAATTCCAATTCCGCCTTGATGGCTTCGAGCATCGGGTATGCCTGGTCTATGCTGTCCATCACAATAACGGCATAATGTTTTTGGCCGGTCACGATACACCACAGCGTAAACAGCTGGGTAACCTGCGTCGATTTACCCTCGCCGCGCGGCGCACCCACCGCCTCATTTTCCCCTTTGGGGGAGCGGATAATCTCCGGCAGACGGCTGAATAAAAACTCATGCAGTTCGGATTTTTCAGGCGAGCGGATATAATGGGGGAAGTAGGTATTCACGAAATATTCGTAACCGCCTACCGGGTCACACACCTTGGCACGGCGTGCAGCAATAGCCTTGGGCGACGCATCGAAGCCGTCCACTTCCGCTTCGATGACTTGGCGCAGGCTGGCGGCCAGTTCGGCAAGGGATTTGAGGAATTCTTTTGTTTTCATGAGGAATAATTTATGGACTGGTTAAATAGAGGTATTCAGGAAAAAATCTTACGAGTCTTAAGTGATAATTACCCGAACTGTCTAAAAGCAACCAAGGTGTATAACTCTCTTTTCCCTAGTAATTCTTTACCTATTACTTCCAACATCCCTGTTGATAAACAAGGATTGGATTTGGCTTTGACCCTTGGTTGCGAAATTCAAAGTCAACACCTAGCAACTTTACAATCAGATGAATTCCAATATTTTTTAAAAAATATTTATTACTTAGAAGAATCTGGTTTAATTGAAATTACTTCGATAGATTCACTTCATAAAAATTTTGACTGCAAGATTAATCATAAGGGCATAGACTTCCTTACCGATGATGGCGGCCTATCCGCCATTCTTGGTGTTGTCACAGTCAAACTACACAGCGACACTATTCAGGCTTTAATTGCGGCAAAAATAGACCAAGCAGAGATTTCTGATTCAGAAAAAAGCTGGCTGAAAAAAGAATTAGGGAAAATCAAAGACACTGCATTAAGCACACTCACAACAAATGCCATTAATGCCATCGCTGCCGACACCCTCGTCAAATTTTTAAAATCAGCTATCGGCCTCTAACCAAACTTCTTCTCCACTTCCGCCCCAAACGGCTCCAATACCTCCACAAAGGCAGGCAAATGTTTGGGGTGTTTTTCTTGCACAAACGCCATCAAGAACTCAATCAATTCCAAAGCCGTCGCCAGTTTTGACGTTTCCGGCATCACACGTGCATTGGCCGATACGGTTTTGGTAAACGCATCAGCCAAACTGGCCAACAGCTTCGCACGGTCCGACGGCGGCAAATCTTCGGTACTCGAATCCTGCAGCATCGTCATCGTACTGTTGTACTGCACCATAAAACCGGCCAACATCGCACGGCTCAAGTCCTCAATACCGCCGCCGGCCAAAGTGTAGGCGGCGCGCATCTTATCCCAGTCGTCGCCTTTTTCCTTATCCGCACGTTTCCACGCACGCGCAGTGGCCTGCGGGATTTCGCACATCAAGGCCGCCGTTTCCAAAGTTTGCTCGCCGCTCACATAGAGCCGGCGTAACTTTTCACGGATTTCTTGCGGGTGAGCCATAATTACAGTCCCATTTTCGCTTTAAGCAATTCCCAGCCGACCGTAATCACGCCGCCGCCGATCGCGCCGAATGTAATGGCCGTGCGTTTCGTGTCTTGGCGGATTTGTGCAATTTCCGCCTGCATTTCCTTCTGATTTTTCAGAGTTTGATCAGTCTTATTTTCAATACGCGCCAAGGCATCCAAAATCGGGTCGCTCATGATTTGTCCGCTTTCCTGTCCAGTTTTTCGTTTACTTTTTCCAACTTGTTTTCGATGCGTTCCAACGCTGCTGCAATATTAGTGCTGTCTGCCTTGGCGTCCGCCTTGGTGTGATAAGAGAGTTTGACCGCGTGCAGCTCCTCTTTAAGATCGTCGATACGCTTGTCTGCCTCTTTCAGACGGCCTGAAATGCCGTTGACCCAAAACCAAAACGCCGCCGTCGCAATCGGCCACAGGGTTTTAAAACCAAATTCAAAGTCCATTTAAAACCCCTTTAAAACGGCACATCGCCGAATACGATACGCACTGCATAGCCTTCGGGATGACGACTTGCCACCTCGACCTTTTGACCGTCAAAAAAGACTGAGTAATATTTCCGCAAAATACCAATCACATCAGCAGGGGCGGTCGCGGAAAACTCCACACAAAAGGTCGTCTGAAAATCCTTATCCATACGCACTGCGTACTCAATGCCTGCCTTATCCAACTGTTCGGAAACATGAATGACAAACGGCTCTTGCTCGCGCGCTCGGCTCAATCCCAGCTCTAAGTCCGCATGGCGGCAGGCGACCGTGCGTTGTACCAACTCACGATAAGTCGTCATCGCGCATCCTCCGAACCGTCAACTTCCGCTTGACTGTTGACCCATTCGCGCCACGCTGCGTTTTGGTTTTCCAGCTCTGAAACATAGCCGCCAAACTCGACGGCATGTTCCAACAGCGTGGCCGTCTTGCCGTCTTTCGGCGGATTCGGGCGTACCGGCGCGACCATCAATGCGGCAGGCGGCATCGGCATGACCGCCTTTTCGACAACCTTAATTTCCGTAGCCGAGGGCGCGGTTGTAGAGCTGCAGGCCGTGATGGCCAAAGCCGTCAATACAATTACCGCTTGCATTTTTACGGTCTTGAGTAAGGACATTTTCGATTTCCTTTTTATTTTCCGTTTTCAGACGGCTGACTTCCGCCTGTTTTTTCGCCAAAGCCATGCCGACGGCGTGCGCCTTGACTTCATATTTTTTCGCTTCCTCGCGTGCCAGTTCCAGCTCGCGCGCATAGTTTTGAGCCGACAACAGCAGGGCTTGCGCCTTGTCTTTTTCCATCTTGTCGATGACCGCCTGCTGCTTTGCAAACGCCGACTTGTAGCCTTGATGGTGCGACACAGCCAATCCCGTGCCGACAAGCGCGATGATGGCAATCGGCTGCCAGTTATTCGCCAGCAGTTTCACGAGATTCATTCTCGACCTCCTGACGTTTCACGCTGACCAGCGAGCGCGCCACCGCATAGCCGCCGACAATGCCCAAATACACCGCCCAAATCTCCGCCGACGGGTCGGGCAGCATCACAAACTTAAACGTCCCAGCCGCGCAGGCAACGTTTGCCCACAGTTTCGAGTGCGACACATTGCCTGTCGCGGGGTTTTTAAAAATATCCAAAATACGCATTGCTATTCCACAGTTTTGGTTTGCAGGTGCCGTTGCAGCATTTCCCGATAATTGGCCAGTTCGCCCTCCGCAAATTCAAACGCAGGCAAGTCTGCCCGTTCGCTTGCCTCACGGCTTTTGCGCGACCACAGCTCAATCATCTTTTTGTAAAACTCAACTTAACCCATGATTAACGACGATTCTTGCGTTTACGCGCCGCACGTTTGGCAGCCGCCACGCCCGACTTGCCCAGGCGCATAGACGGATGTTGTTTCAAAGAGCCAATGCTGGCAGGCTTAATCTCAAATTCAGGCAGCTGCGGTTTCAAGACAGACAGAGCCAAAGCAATCAAAGACTTTTTCATACCTTCGCCGCTCCCAACTCCATCGCAATTGCGTCCGCCACTGCACGGCAAATGACCCATTTGCGCTCTTTAAACTGTTTCAAGTCTGCATCGTTTGAGATAAAAAACGGTTCAAACACAATGCCGCCGGCTTGCGCATAAGCCAGCCGCGAATGCTGGCCGGCATTATCCGGCTTAAAGCCGTCTTCGCCGCGCAGTTTCCAGCCGGTCGCCTTGGCAACAGCCTTGCTCAACACCTGACACCAGCGTTTGTTTTTCGGCGTACTCAAAGCCTCAATACCCGTAGCTGCTTTGCTGACGGCGGCGTTGGTATGGAACTCAATCGCCACATCCGAGCCGCGAATCAGTTTGACAGCCTCGCGCAGCGGCATATTGCCTTTGCCGGTGCCGTCGGTTTTAACGGTCAAGCCGTAGTCATCGCGCAAAATAGATGCCACGATGTTGCGCATATCCTGCGCTAAGTCCGCCTCACGGTCGGAGCCGTTGACCGCGCCCGGGTCGGTGTTACTGTGTCCGGCAGTCAGACAAATAATTTTGCTCATTAAAGCCTCCCTCAAAATCAGATTAAAATGCACTTTCAGTGGCTTACATTTTCAAACGGCATGGCTTTTGCAGCGGGCGAAACAGTGTCAGTAGGCAACAAAAAGGCCGCCTGAAATTTCAGACGGCCTTAGAACATATTAGGTCAATATCGTACAGAATAATCTACTTGTATAGAAATCGAATCGCCAGGATAATAAGGAGGGAATATAGTGTCATTTAACGAATCTCCAACTTGTTCCAATACCCAACGATCAAGTCCATTATCATTCCAACTCGGCGACAAATAAACAACTTCTTTTAATTCAATATATGGTTTTTCCTGTTTAATCTGAATAATCTCAACTAACCTTGATAATTGGTTTTGTGCATGATCAATACTGCTTCCAATTAAGCCAAAAATTGCCTGTTGATTATTCTTATCTCGTAAAGCTTCAAAATAACTAACTCGTTCCTTTATTGCCGCTTGCAAGTCCGAAACAGTAAGATGTTTAAGAGCACACTCCTGCACTTGTATGCGAGTTGTAGGCACCTTCTCTAATCCTTTTGCTTTCAAGGCTTTTCTAATCTCAGCTACTTTTACAAATTCCAATACAGCATGAAGATTCTCAGGTACGTCTATTGCATCATAACTTATTCCACGCCATGCCTCTGGCCATTTATCAGCATTACTAAATCTGCGCTTCCAATCATCGAACCAAGTCCATTTGAAATCAATTCCTGTAAGATTAAATCTCAAAATATCATGACAGCGACTGTACTGTTGCTTGATTAAGGCTTCAATATATTCATTTCGTATTTTCTGTTTAATAGAAGCTTCACATTCAATCGTTCTAAAAATATGATCGAAAGCCATTTCAATAATTTCTGACTTTGTCTTTTTAACGAACTCTTTTGGAATTTCTATATTAGGATCGTCAGCTACTGAATATCTAGTGCCTCTCGTACTTTTGAACGAAATTGTGGGTTCAATAGTAATAACCTTTGTTGAATTTTCAATTACTTGTTTTGTTTCTGTTCCCCTTTTTTTACTGCTTGCCAAAGCAATAAAAAGACCTATCCCTAAGATGACAAATATTAGTAAAATTCCCATTTCTATCCCTTTATGCCAAGCATAAAATGTAGATTATAGGGGGAAAATATAAAACAAAATAGCCTTACTTTCTAATCAAGTAAGGCTATTTAAGTATTAAAACAAATTTTCCTGCTCCGCTTCCTTATCCGCCTGTTTCAGGATCCGCCACACATGGCGGTCGCTTAGGCGGTGTGCCAAGGCCAAATCGTTAACGGCCTCATATGCAGGGGTGCCACCTGCCGTCTGTCGGTCAAACTGACTGCGGATTTTACGGTTTCGCAGCTCATACAAAGCCGTCTCGCAACGGGGTATAAACAGATTGCACGGAGCCATTGCCTCCACCAGCCGACCGGCCGCCTCACTGCCGATAATCTCCTCCAAGTACGCAACACGGGATTGACTGTTTTTCGTATAACCCTGCCGCAACGGATAAGTCGTACCGCCCATCAGGCGCACCAACTCCAGTGTTTCATTAAACCCGATGACCGTAATCAACGCCTGTACACTATCAGGGAGCAGATGCTTGACCGCGCCAAAATCTGCCGTCTCATACATCACACAGCCCCTTTCTTACGGCGGTTCGCCGCAATCTGCAACGCTGCCACCAGCTTGTGCATATTGCCGTCAGACAACCATTCCACACGATCAACCTTAAACATCTTTTTCGCCGTACCGTGCGCATAATTCCAGCTCCAGCCGTTATCCAGCAACAGCGCTTCGATTTTGCGCATCATCGGGTCAGCGGAAGAGCGGCGGTTCGGTCGTTGCCCCGCCGTTTTCTTCGGCTGAAACCCATGTTGGCGCAAATCCTCGACCACGCGCTCCAGCTCAGGGATACTGCACTCCGTACACGACCGCTTGCCCGTCACCCGCTCCAACACCGCGCGATAGGTACCGTCGTCCAAGCCTAGTTCCTTTTGAGCAATTTTAATTTTCGCAATCAACGCCTGGCGCATTATCCCTCCAATACAACATATAGTATAAATTAGCGCATATTATACCAATAAAATACAATATGTAGTATTAAGTTATTATTTTTTTAGGAATAAACAGACATAAAAAAGGCCGTCTGAAACAGGTTTTAAACCCCATTTCAGACGGCCTTTAAATGCCTTTTAAAGCATTGCTTCTAATACCTCTTTCGACGGTATAACCATGACACCAAATAACGAGACCAGAAAGACTTTCAACCAAAATCCAGCAATCTCTTTAGCAGATTCATCGCCATTAAGCGACAAAGCAAATAGCGCCATAGCCGATATCCAAAAAGCCACGTTACACAAAATATCGACATTGTGGATGATTTCGATGACCCATTGCTTCATGATTCATCCTTTTCTAAACCGATAATTCTAACGCTAACGACGTAGCCTTTGAATGTATCTACCGGCCACGGAGAGTCATATAAATTGGTTTCTAATGAATCTCCCTCGTTCAAAGCAGATTGGAGATGAATCAATTTAAATTCGTTGTCCTCCAATTTTTCAAACAGTAAATCCACAGCCAAATTTAACGCGTCAAGACCTGATACCAACCCACTAACTTCGACAATATAGGTTTTTTGGTATTCCCACTGTTGCAATACCACCTCAACAATATGCTTGTACCCGATAGAGCGGGCATTATTTGGTTCATAGTTTATCATCACGCCAACTCCTGCTCCGTCGGCTCAATTACAAAATCCTCCACGCCGCTCACAATCTTAATTCCCGGCACTTGGCCGTCTGAAAAACGCTCTTTTTGATTCAGGATGGCGTCTTTGTCGATTTCCTTTTTAGTGCGGACAAACTCGGTAAAGGCGGATTTCTCCGAGAGCCAAGCCAAGACGGCGGCCACACCCGTTACCTTGACGGATGGCGGACGGATGCGCCATTTAATCAGGCCGGTGGTAAAGTCCACGGTTTTGGTTTTACCGTTTTCCGTCAGCTCGTCCTTATGTGCCTCGCAGTAGGCGGCCACACGTTCGGTCAGGCTCATGATTTCGGCACACATCGGCGCGGCTTTGGCGGCATATTCTTCTTCGATGACCGCTTTTTTGTCTCCGGCTTCGGTTTCCAGGCGTTTGACTTCGCGCTGCAAATCGCCGATTTTGCGGATAAACGCAGTAACTTCCGCTTTGTCTTGTGCCGCTTCGATAGCGGGCTGTTTGATTCGGTTTTTAGCCATTTGCTTTTTCCTCCAGTTTGTTGAGTAGTTGATATACTTCGCTTGCTTCAAATCCTTTAGTTTCAGCAAAACTGATAAAGGCATCCCAGTCTTGCCCTAAATATTCGTCCAATAGACGGTATTCATGCGGTTCAATCATGATGTTTTCCTTTTAAACTATAAAATTCTTAAAACCTTTAAATCACCGACTTGATGTATCCCAGTACGATAAGCCAATATTTTTTCGCGCTTTTCCTTCGGTCTGATATAAGCAACCTTAAACTCTGTTAAATCAATATCTCTAACTCCTCCTCGCAAATAATTGTGGGTTATTACCAAATCGCCGTGCTCTGCCTTCAACTTTTCTAGGTGGCTGATTAAGTCTGATATTCGGTTATCACTTGCAAAATATACATTTATCATTTCAATGACCTTTCTTGTTTAAAACATCTTTCACTTCCGCCATTTTCTGACGGCCTTTTTCTTTGTCCGGCGCGGGCTTCGCCAACATCGCCCTCGGTATCAACCGTGGCGGTAGGTTGCGGCGCAGTTCGGCGGGTTGCGGCCATGTTTCTGCCGCCTGCAACACCTTAAACCCCGTCTGAATCCGTATCGGGTCATACTCCGGCGAGACGATTTCCTTGGCTTCCTTCAGTTGCCGATACCAAATTTCTGCGACTACCGGCAGGTCTTGCGCTGCCGGTCGGTTGGGCAGATTGAGCGCGGCAAGTAATGCAAAACCTGAAGCGATTTCTCGTTTCGCCCAATCTTCTCCTGCCCATTCTCCCAAGGCTGCCACCCCCTGCCGCAGTTTTGACGGTGCGCCGCCTTCGCCCCCTCTCCCTGTGGGAGAGGGCTGGGGAGAGGGCAACCCCGAACCCTGCCACTGGCTCACAATCTCCAACAAATAACCATGCGACTTCAGCGGCAGTTTCAGACGGCCTTGGTCGCGTGCGTTGACCGTCTCGTTAAAACCATGAATCCAAGCCTCGGTAGGAGCGGGGAAACAAACCCCGTCGCGTGCCGCTTCCTGTGCCTTAATCATGGGTATCAACTCGTTCAGCAGTTTTGCGGTACGCGCCCAAGAGAGCTGGGATTTCGCAGGACGGAACAAACCGATATACCGTATCGCCGCCTTGCCTAATTCCGCATCCATCTCCAACACAGCCTTTAATACCGCCGAAGCCTCTGCATCATTGATTAAGGCGTCCAGGCTATGCACCGCCCCGCAGTTCGGGCATTTCACGTTCATTTGATTGCTCCGGACAACACCATCATCGACAGCCACGCGGCCAACAAGCCAAAAGTGATTCCTGCCGCGCCTAATATTTCGGCCTTCAGCGGACGGCGGCCATTAAGGAAGTCCGCCATACAAACCAAAGCCATACCCAGCCCCAAAACAAACACCGCACCGAAATAAATCCATTGAAACATCATGCTTCCTCCCATAAAGTTATCGCCCTGGCCAAAGTTTCCGCCTCCGCCGTTTTCCACATCCCGTCCGGCGCACGCGCGGCAATCACAAATCCCTCGCCGTCCTTTTTCATAATCATCAGCTCGCCACGGTCTTCGAGCCATTCGGTAATTTCTTTTTGATTCATTTATCAAATCCTTTTAAATCAATATCTTATATTTTCAACAAGGCAAAAAAATATAGAGCGACATCCATGCCTTAATAGTCGTCATACCCGCCATGGCCTTCGCCGATCATGTACAACACGACGATTCTGGCCAGCATTTCAAGCCAAATCCCCAGCAGCACCAACACCGCCAATCCGACAACAAACCAAATCATTTTTTCTCCTCCTTCTTCTCGGCAGGCCGTTTAAAACGCGCCTGATATTCTTCGATTTCACGCTCCCGGCTTTTTTGTGCCATTCGCGCCGTCGCACGCCTGCGGTGTTGTCCCCAAGCCTGCCAATCCGTATTACGTCGTCCGAAACTCATTTCACACATCCTTTCACAATCGCCTTATCGCCATATTTCGCGCGGATTTCCTGTACCGCCCGAGCCAAAGCCTCTTTTTTCGCCGCAGGGCTCAATAAAATTGGCTTATCGCTCATAAACAATCCCTTTCATTTTTTCCTCTACGCTCATCGATTCGTATTGCTCTTCCAATACCTTGACCTCCAAATCTGCCATACGCTCTCGGCGTGACATTTCTGCCTTCGCTTCCGATGGCTCCGGAACACAACCGCGCAACATCGATACGAAAAACACAGCCCAAACCAACATAGCCGCTCCCAACAACATCCGCTTCAAAAATACAGTAGACATTTTCCTATTTCCTTATAAATCAATTACTTAATATTTTCTTAAGGCAAAAAAATTATTGCGCACCCAATCTGCCTTAACCTGCGCCGCCCATTCCTTGGCTTCCTCTTTGCTTTCGAAGCGTTTCCGCAGTCGGCGGATTTGCAACCATGCAAAGCCTTCTTTCCGCTTGCCGCGTACATCCGCCCGCCAAATTTTCCGCCGTTTATGGGTTTCATAATCGTGCCAAGTGTCCTCATAAACCCCCGCGTGTACCGCATATTCGTGTCTCATTTCAGACGGCCTTTCTTATCGGATAATCAGGGAGCTGTATTTCTTAACGATACCGGCCTGCATCTTGATACCGTTCTTGTTCGCCGTGCGTACCGCGCCGCGCATCAATTTGCTCATCCGGCGCGTATTGCCGTTGCTATGTTTAACCAGTTCCAAGAGCGTTTCCTCGTCCGCATCAGGCAAAGCCGCTTTCGCAATCTCAAAGAGTTCCTCGTCCGGCAAAGATTCGCCCAAATTCAGCGCAACAGACACGCGGCTGTAAAGCTGTACCAGCTCGCCATGCTTACCGCGCAGGTTGGCCACCAGTCGGGGCATACCGCTCAACACCAAGCCGCAGCCAGTCTCATCGTGCAGACGGCGTACAATTTCAAGGGCGCGTAACGGCAGGTTTTCCGCTTCATCGACCACAATCAGACGGCCCGAATCGCGCAGGCGGTCAGATACAGACTCAAACAAATCATTCAGGCTGCCCATCGCCGATACCTTCGCCGCTGTCGCCAACTTGCGCATCAGGACAAGTGCCGTGAAGCTCGGATTAGCCTCAATCAGGATGGCCGCAGGGTTTTTCTCGCAGTAGTTTTTGACTGCCTGCGTCTTGCCCAAACCTGCCTGACCGTAGATCACCACTGTTTCGCCGCCTTCGTGCGCATCGCGCATCACTTCCGCAATACGGCGTGTCGTCTTAGTCGATACAAAACCCAACACCAGCTCTTCACGTTGCGCTTTACTGTCCTGCACTTCCAAAAACGCCTCGATTTTCGGCTCGATGGTTTCATAATTGCCGCCTTTTTCCGCATAAGTGCCGTTCAGATACATACTGATGGATGCCGGCGAAGTACCGATACCGCGCGCCAGTTGGGTTTGGTTCATACCTGATTTGGCTTTAAATTCAGCCAGTTTTTGTTGCAATGCTTGATTAATTTGTTTCATTTTTAATATCCTTGAGTTTTAAACAACCTTTAAAGGCCGTCTGAAATGAAAGAGTTTCCCGATTTAGAAAAACGCCTGATCATGCTGGAAGTCGCCGTTCAAGACTTGGAAGACAGGTCGCTTACCGATTCCTTCGTACTTTCCTGGCTGCTCCAGCGGATTACCCGTCAAGAGCCGACTTCGATTGAGCAGGTTCGCCGTTTCCTTCAAGCGCAGGCAAAAACGTTTGAGCCTGATTCCGTTCAGCGGGAACACCTTGAATCTTTGCTTGAAATCGTTGAATCCGCCCAAGAGCTCGCTTGAGTTTCAATTTTTCAACAAGCTCGGCCGAAAACGCCGCATTTTGCTGTTTGTCCATCATGTTTTCCTTTATCTATCCGCCTCAAACAACACAAAATCGTCCGTGCCCGTTTTCGGCAACACCGCATACTCCGCCTCGATGACGTTTCCGCCCAAATGTCCCAGCTCGTCCCAAACCGCAGCCTGTTCCAAAGCCGGATTGACTTCCGCATTCGCGAGCTTGATTGCGTTTTCCGCCCGCTTGATTTTGCCTTTTCGGCGTTTTTCCGCCAGTTGGTCGATACGCGCCGTCGGGAAAGCCTCGCGGGTATTGCCATTGGCCTGCGCCTTAGTGATAAACTTGCCGTCCATATCAAACACATTGACTGCCGACGCATCGCTCAAATCGTAGCTGACCCGTACCTCGTCCTTGTGATACTCCGCCAGCTCGGTTGAGAAATAAGAGTTGTTGAACAAATCCAGCCAACCGCGCTGTACCTTTCGCACCTCTTGCGGCATAAACATCGTCGCCAGCTCTTCCGCCGACAACATATCCGGCGCAATCCCGTCCTGTTCCAGCCTCATTTCCCGATAAGCCTTCGGCGAATAATGCCCGCCGTCAGGATGTCGGGGCAGCTCGCCGTGCGGGCGGTTGTTGTATTCGTCGATACACTTGACCACATCCGCGATAAAACGCGACCAGCTCGGCAGTTTTTTCAAATATTTCTGTTGTTCCTCCGTCAAATCCTTGCCTTTTTCCAAAGCATTAAAAGCACTTTCCATCTTGCGGTACATCAGGTTCTTCGTACTGCTGTCCATCCCCGCGCCCGCAAACGTCTCATACTGGCGCGCCATCTCAATCAGATTGTCTTTCCACCATCGCTCGATGATGCCTCGACCTTGCGGATTGCCTGCGATACCCGTTTCATGCCGGATACCCAGTCGGGACGTAATACCCGTGATTTCATGGTCTATCGTCTTGCCGGTTTGGCCGCCGCCGTTATCCGAGTAATAGATAATCGGCAAACCAAAGTGCTTGACCCCGATACGCAGAGCGTCCGATACCGCCACACAACTTTCAGCCAGCGACACCGAAAACCCGACCACAAACCGCGTACAACCATCGATAATCACCGTAACTTCCGGCTTAAACGGCCTGCCGTGTACCGGATGCGCGACTTTCGCTTTGAAACTGTGGCCGTCGCCGATCCAAACATCGTTCGGCTTCAAAGCACCCCAATCACGTTTCACATAAGGCAGCAGCGATTTATAAGCCGCCCCCGTTTTCCTGCCGCGCTCCTGCATAATCATCGGGAGCTTGTCCCAAACGCGGCGCACCATACTCAAGTTAGGCACATCATTGACCGGCATATTTTCCGCCTCGGCCCACTGCACAAAACGGCGGTAGCTGTGCGCCAGTTTTGGCGCGGACGGGATATTGTGAAACTGCATAAACATCGGCAACCACCCGTAGCTCTCAATCGGCTTGACCGCCTTCGTCGTCTTCGGAGCCAAAGCCACCAACCGCTCCGTCGCGTTTTCCGCCTTAAGGTAGGCAGATATCCAGCCGTCTAAAGTACGTTCGCCAACCTTTGCCGACCGGCTGCGGTCATTAGCCTTTTCCAAATTCCCAAGCGTAACCGCGTCCAATTTGCCTTCTGCCAGCAAGCCCAAAAACTGAGCCACCGCAGCCTTGGCAGAGCAACCGTATTGATATTTGATACCCAACACCGCCGCCACCACCGCACATCGCGCATCCGCCACCGACCGTTGTTTCTCGTTCAACAGCTTGGCCGCTTCAGCCAATGCTTGAGCCGACATCGCCGTCCCCGGTCTGACTTGGGGCAGCATTTTCGGCATCTTCTCCGCCAGCTCGTCCGACTGCCGTTTCATGATGGCGGCTCGGATTTCGGCGGGGAGCGAAGCGATTAAGTATTTTTTCAGACGGCCTCCACGCGCTTTGCCAACTTCTTCGATGTACGGCCAGCCTTGTGTCTTAGCTCGTTTTTCAATCGCCTGTCTTGATACTTGTAGATTTGGCAACCGTAAATTTGCGAGTTCTGATGATGAAAGACTATCTGTTTGCATATAAAACTCCACTTATCCCGCTTTTAGTTCATTTGTAATCATTTGCATGATTTCTTTTAAACATCTGCGTATAATTAGTGCGAAGCACTTAATACTGGCTTGAAATTACGTTCTTCATAGCGTGTCGGCCAAATTACTTCAGGTGGGACGCCTATTGCATCTGCAATGATTTTTTCTCCTTTCAAATAAGGGAATTGCAATGCGCCTTTCAATGTATTTGGTGACAAGCCGGATGCAACACTAAGAGCTCTTACTGACCAACCACGTTTTTTGAGTGCTGCAACAATATCTGCGCGGTGCCAATCTGCGTTTTTTTGTACCATTTCACTTACTCCATACGTTAAACCGTTTTTCTAACCGTTTGTTCTTGGTTGATTGAATAATATATGCAACCAGATAATATGTAAAGCGGTTGCATAGAGAAAAATATAAGCTTTCGCTTAGGTTTTCTGTATGTTTTTGTTTATTAAATGAATTAATTTTATGCAACAAAATACATTTAGTTGCATAGAAAGTTGCATAGATATTTTTATGTATGCAACCACATATAGAGATAACTTATGAATACTTTTAAAGAAAGATTGACCTACTTATGGCGCGATAACCCAAAGCCTGCGGTTATTGCAAGAGATATTGGAATGAGCCCGCCCGGATTTAACCGGATTTGGTATAACGACGGCCTTCCAAACACTGAAACCCTTATAAAGATTCAAGAATCTACCGGGTGTGATTTGAACTGGCTGCTGACCGGCAAAGGCTTACCGTATCTTGATAAAGCCAGACCAGAAAACGCCGGGGCATTCTCTGTAAGCAGAAATTCTGATGGAATTACTGACACTATGGGCAACCCTGTCGACTTGTCAGAGTTTGTATTCGTGCCGCGCTACAACGTAGCCGCAGCAGCAGGGTATGGTGCACCGGTCTTCGGCGAAGAACCTTTGTTCTGCTTGGCTTTCCGGAAATATTGGATTGACAACTATGTGACCAAACAGCCGGAAAAGCTGTCTGTAATTACCGTTAAAGGCGATTCAATGGAGGGTGTGCTCAATCATGGGGATTCCATTCTCATCAATCACGCCGAAACCGACCCGCGTGACGGCCTATATGTCTTGCGTATAGGCAATGACCTCTTTGTCAAACGTGTGCAACGTATACCGGGCAAACTGCTTGTAACGTCTGAAAATCCACGTTACGCACCGTTTGAAATAGATTTGAGTAATGCCCAAGACGACATCGCCATCATAGGCCGTGTTGAGTGGTATGGCCGGAGTATTGATTAA